GCCATTAGTTAAATTGTCCTCCACCTGTTGCACCGAAGCTAGATTGTAAAGTAAATACTCTATCTGCTGTTTGTCCTTCAGCATCTGTTGCTCTTAGTGTAAATGTATATAATGTTGGAGAAGTTGAACTTCCACCAAAATCTGTTGTTGTTATTGCACCTGTAGAACTATTTAATGCACAGTTTGCTTGACCTGAACCTGAACCTATAAGAACAGCAGGACTTGAAACTTCTGAATAAGCAATTGCTGAATCTGATGTTGCTGCAACTGTTGCTACAGTTCCTGAAAAATTACCAGTAATAGTTCCTAAAGAACCTGCTGCAGTTGACCATACAGGTGCTGTACTTGCAGTAATAATTGCATTAGCACTTCTACCTGCATTACCATCATTGTTTTCTACTCTAACATAATAAGCACCAGAAGCTAATGTAACTGTTACTGCTAAAGTTGTTGCATTTGTAAATGTAACAGCACCAGCTCTTGTTATAGCTCCTGTATCTGATTTTATAAATTCTACTATTGGTATTGATACAAAACCTGTACCTGTAATATTAAATGTTTGTGATGTAGCTGGAGTAATAGTTTGAGAAACATTTGCAACTGTAGGTTTAGTTTCTACTGCATTAACCCAACTTAATTGATTTGTATTAGAACCATTAGTAGCAAGTACTTGTCCATTTGAACCTGTGTTCTGTGGTAATATTAAAGTATATGATTGACCTGAACTATGTGGAGGTGCTTGAATACCTACTCCATGTGTGTTAACATGACAGTTAAGAATTAATTTTCCATCAGCACTTGAACCATCACCTTTAATAGTTAGTCCAGGTGTAAATTCTGTTTTAGCATTTGTTATTGCATCTGCATTTACTTTAACTTCAGTAACAGCATTAGTAGCTAGTTTGTCTGCTGAGACAATACCATTTTCTAAATCTGCTGCTGTTAAAGCTGCGTTTGCAGGAGGTCTTCCAACATATGCCATATTATATTATTTCCTTATTATGCTGAGATAGTATCTACAACACTTGTAATTATATCAACAGATGAAGCTGCCGAAGCATAAGCTTCAACTGAATCGCCACTCTGTAATACAACTTTAGAACCACCATCAATTAATTCTAAAGAACCACCAGTAGGAATAGGTGCATCTTTAATAATGTGATAAATGTTGCTTCCATTTTTAACATATACAGTTACATTAACAGCAGTACCAGAAGTGTTTGCACACCTTACTCCTATTATTGCATCATCTGAATTTGCTGCTGTTCTTAAAACAGTTGCAGACCCTGATGAATTTGATATGTTTCGTTGTAAACTATTTTCGAAATCTTGTGCCATAGAATTATCCTAATTATACCATTTTATTGTTTAACTGTCAACACAAATTATAAAGCAATTGCCATTGCTACAGCAAATCCTGCTGAAGCTTTAGTAGCTATATCAGTAGTTGCTGTATTGATTTGTGTTTGTATTGCTGAAGTTACACCATTAATGTAACCAAATTCAGTATTATCTACTGAACCATCACCTACTAAATTAGCATTTAATCTAGCACTTGAATCTATTGTTGCTTGTTTACTATTTATCTGTGTCTGAGCATTAGAAGATAAACTATTAATAAACTGAAATTCTGTACTTGTAACTGAACCATCTGCAATTTTAGTTGCATCAATAGCTGCTGCTGCTTTAATATTAGCATTAGCTACATTAGTAAGTGAGTTACCTGTTGCATCTACATCAATAGTTTTATTAGTAAATGTATTTGTACTTGAAGCTGTAACATTTGATACACTACCATCTATATAAGATTTAATAGCTTTAGCTGAAGCAAGAGTATCATCATTTGCTGAAACACTTGATAAGTTAGTATCAACAACACCAGTTTTAAAATTATCTACTTCAATGTTAGATACTGTATTATTATCTACATCAATAGTTTTACCAGTTAAAATTTGTGAACCTGTTAATGTTGCAACAGTTGCATCAATAGCTATATTATTTGCATTAGCTGTAATACCTG